CTGACCTTTGTCGGCGGCGCCGGAGCGATCACCGAGTTTCTCACGCAAGCGTGCGGTGGTCTCGCCGCGCTCGAATACCACGCGCAAACCCTGCGCGATCTGCATGGCCGTCGCTCCATCATCTCCGCGGCAGTCGCCATGCAAGCAGCGGCGCACGACATGGCCGCGAACGCCGACGAGGTGCTGCAGTCTGCCGGAGAGAGTGTCCTGTCGCTAAGTCTCGGCGCCCCGACCGACTCGATGCGCAGCGCGGCCGACATCGTGCCGTCGCTCCTCGAAGAACTGGAAGCGCTGATGGATAACAAGCAGACCTTGGGGCTTAGGACCGGCTTCGCCGATCTGGATCAAGTCACTGGCGGTCTGCGCGGCGGCACCTTGAGCATCATTGCTGGGCGTCCGGCCATGGGTAAGAGCGCATTGATGATGAACATCGCGGACAACCTGATGCGCCGCAAGGTGCCGGTGCTCTACTTCTCGCTGGAGATGCCAGCAAACGAATTGGCCGCTCGCGTAGTGTTGTCGCGCGCCAACACCAACACCGAGCTGGTCCGCAATGGATTTGTCGATCACGCCGGAAAGCGCCGCATCGGTTCCGCCGCTTTGGATTTTTCCGGCGAGCCGCTGTACATAGATGACCGCTGTGGCATGTCTTTGTTGGACATCCGCGGACGCGCGAGGCTGGCCGTGAGGCGCTGGGGTGTGAAGATCATCTTTGTTGATTATTTGCAGCTCGTCTCGCACTCGAATGCGAAGTCGCGCGAGAATGAGGTCGGCTTCGTTAGTCGCGGACTCAAAAGCATGGCCATGGAGCTGGGGGTTCCGGTGGTGGCCGCGGCGCAACTCAATCGTCAGGCCGAGAACCGGCCCGACAACCGGCCGAAGCTCTCCGACTTGCGCGAGTCAGGAAGCATAGAACAGGACGCCGATTTGGTCGCTCTCGTTCACCGCCCCGCCTACTACGCGGTGCACGACGAGGAGCCGGAGCCGCAGGACGCGGAGTTAATCATCGCCAAACACAGGGCCGGACGAACCGGCACGCTCAATATGACATGGCGTCCGAGCCTGACGCGCTTCGATGCGAAGGCGCCGGTCAGCAACATCGTCTCTGCGCCGCGTCTGACGGACGAGGGCAACAGCGTCTACGCACCGGATAAACAGCTCTGGGAGGCCATCAACGAATGATCAACTCCCGCCAGAAAGGCGCCTCGTTCGAGCGCGAGGTCGCCAAGGCTCTGACCGCCGAAGGTTTTGCGGCACGGCGGGGCGCACAGGTCTCGCAGGGATCTTGGGGGATCTCCGCACCTGACGTTGTTGTGCCCTGCCTGCCGACTTGGCACTTCGAGTGCAAACGCCACGGCCGCGCGCGCTTCGACCTCGATGCGGCTATCGCTCAAGCCTACCGCGACGCCGAGCGCAAAAACTGTGCCGTGATCCATCGCAAGGATCACTGCCGCATGCTGGTCACCCTCACGTTCGAGGACTTCTGCGAACTCATGCGCCACAGCGATTTTCCCATCCAACCAAAAACACCAAACCCACATACACAAAATGAATAAAACCCTAACCACACCCGCGGGCATCGCTCGCTATCCCAGACTCAACTCGCCGGACACCAAGTTCAGCGAGGAGGGCCAATACAAAGTTGACCTCGAAATGTCCGCCGAAGACGCGGAGCCGTTTCTTAAGCAGATCGAGGCCATGTTTTCCGAGTTCGTCGCCGACAAAAAGCGCGAGCTGAAAAAGGACACACTCAAGATCCACGCGGCGCCATGGTCCGAAAACGACGGACTGGTGCAGCTCAAGCTGAAGGTCAAGGCGACTGGCAAGAGCAAGGACGGCGAGACGTACACGCGCCAACCGAAGCTGTTTGATGCGTCCGGTCAGATCACCAACGAAAACATCGGCGGCGGGAGCAAGCTCAAGGTCGCTGTGGTTCCATACTTCTGGTACACCGCGTCGCTCGGCGCCGGAATCACCTTGCAGCCCAAAGCTGTCCAGATTCTGGATCTCGTCACTTGGAGCAGCGGCGGCACGGCCGAGGCTTACGGCTTCGAGGTGACTGAGGCGCCCCGCGCATCGGTCAAAACCGGAACCAACAACGAAGAGGTCGAGTGGTAGCCATGGCAACCACTGCACGCAAAAGGGGGGCGGCAAAACGCCGCTCCCCTTCGGCCAAGGCCGCGGAGCCTGCGCCGGAGCGTTTCGCTGCAGACGGACGCAAACTCGTACGTTTGGAGAAGTTGAAAGCGCACCAGAAGTATATCCTCAAGGACGGCACGCAAGTGGTCGGCGCCTCGACCATCTCCAAGATCGGCGACGATCAGAGCAACCTGATCCACTGGGCGTGGAATCTCGGTAACAAAAACGAAGACTACCGCAAGGTGCGCGACCGCGCGGCCGACATCGGGACGATCACCCACTTCAAGATTGAGTGTTTCTTCCATGGCTGGGAGCCGGACCTCTCGGAGTTTGCCCCCGCGGACATCGAGAAGGCGGACGTCGCGTTCGCCAACTTCCTGTCCTTCTGGGAGGAGCAGGGTCTCACCGTGCTGGAACCGGAGGTGCAGCTCGTCAGCGAGGCGCATCTATTTGGCGGCACGATTGACGCGCCGTCCGTAGACAAGGAAGGCCGCATCGTGTTGCTCGACTGGAAGACATCGAGCGGCATTTACCTGAGCCAAAAGCTGCAGCTCGCAGCCTATGAGCGCTTATGGAACGAGAACCGGCCGGAGCAACGTGTTCAGCGCCGCGCGGTCGTTCGCATCGGCAAGGAGAAGTCGAACGATCACAGCATCGAGTGGATGTTCTCTTCGGATAACGAGTGGGAGCTTTTCGAGGCCCGCCTCAACCTGCACTACGCAAGCCTGCGCTACAAGAAAGCCGCCTGATGAAAACAGCAAAGGAGACACTAGACGCTGCATCGTCCGCCGTTTGCGGGGCGCGCAACGAAGACTACGGCCCGCCGGACGATGACTTCGCAACGCAGGCCGCGATGATCAGCGCATACCTGACGCGCAGCAATGGTTACGCCGTTCAAGTGACGGCCGGTGACATCGCTGCGCTGATGATCTGCGTGAAAATCGCGCGCCAAGCTCACCGCCCAAAGCAAGACAACTGGATCGATGTCGCCGGATACGCCGCGTGCGGAGCCGAGTGCAACGCCAAAGCCTGATGCCGCGTAGAAAATACATAGCGATCATCCGCCGAAAGTTGGGCCGCGAGAAAGCGGACGGCATGACTCTCGGCGATGGTCGCGTGTATATCGACCCGCGGCAAAGCGGTGTTGACGAAATGGACACCATTATCCACGAGCTGCTTCACGACGTTTTCCCTCACCTGAGCGAAGAGGCTGTCGCCGAAGCTGCCGGAGTTATATCGCGCAGCATGTGGCGGGACAAATGGAGGAGGGTCATGGAATGAGCGAGGTCGTCCTTAAACCCTTCCGCCTTACCACGCTGATGGAGGCGATCAAAATTGCCGAGCTTCGCTGGCTCGAAGCGCGGGTCATGAAGCTGAACGCGGCTACAACCTACGACTCGGACTACTGCGAGGTCATGGCGCGCGACATCGGCGGCATTCTCGCCGAGATCGTTGTCGGCCGCAGGTTCGACAAAACCTATCTGCCCGCGACGAACACATTCCACAAGCGCGCCGACGTTGGCGACGACATCGAGGTTCGCAGCACGGTCCACCTTAACGGCGCCCTGATCGTGCGCGACAACGACGATCCCGCGAGGCGCTATGTGCTAGTCGTCTGCGACCCGATGAAGGGATTCATGATCCGCGGTTGGGCATACGGCCACGAGGCAATGCAGCCACAGTGGCGGAAAACAGGCCAAGGGCGACCGTCTTGGTGGTATTGCGGCCCGCTGCGTCCGTTCGATGGGATGACAATCGAGCGACCGGAAGCCATCGAAGCAGCGCTGGGAGCCATCAGCCAATGACTAGCGCAATCCTCATCGCCTTGGTCGGTCTCGCTTACCTCGCTGTGGCCATCGATCAATTTTGCATACAGCACAACTTTTGGGCCGGTGTGGTCTGGTTTGGCTACAGCGTTAGCCAGATCGGTCTTTGGCACATGACCATCCGGCCATGATTCATGAGTAAATACGATATTATGACACCGGAAATCGCCGAGATCGACAAGACCATTGCCCTGCTGAAAACGCAGCGCACCAAACTTGTCGCCGCGGCGGCAAAGAAGAAAGCGGATGCGTTGTGCGCGGAAATGCGCAAGCGCAAGCAAGCGAAATGAATTTTCTGATGGCAAAAGCGGGTTCGTGCAGGCGCGCATGGTGGTGTGCGCCTCGGAGCAAGCCGGTATGCCCAGCCCCACAGAGCACGACTAGTGGGGCGCCATCAAACTTTAGAGCGTCAGGGAATGCGGCGGACGTTGTGGTCTGGTCATTTCATACCCCTGCCTCCGTAACCGCATAAAACGGAGGCCGCTCTACTTTTTCTCATGATTAGCTGGTCACCATACCCCATGCGCGCCGAAGTCGCCGGTGTCGGCACCGCGTGGCTGCTCTACGTTCAGCCGCAGGGCGGCATGGCGAACGACATCTGGACGTTCGTGCCGGAATCCACCGGCCAGCCACTGCACGTCCGCAGCGACCAGTTCCATTTTTCTGAGAATCCGACTTTAGACATAGCAACTTTGGGCGCTGACACGGCTTAACAAATCGGTTCTGGGAGGGGCCGCGCGTCAACCAGTCAGCGCCCATTACATTTTAGAGGGGAGAGCGCAGCGGAGTCTGCGCAGTGGGAGTGAACGAACAGAAACAACGGTTTCAGCCGACCGAGCACCCTGTGATGAAGATCGACACCGATCTTCTGAGCAAATTGGGGCCGGAGGAAGGCTGGCAATATCTCAAAACGAGGGAGGAACTGATTGCGCGCGAGGCGAGCGATCCGTTCCGCTTTGGCTATGTGCCGCCTATGTGGAAAAAGGCGAGCGAACTGCTCGAAAAACATCGAGAAATTCTCATTCTTGGGGGCAACCGCAGCGGAAAAACGGAGTGGGCGGCGAAGGAGGTCATTAAATTGATGCACAGCAAGGCCGGAGCCGTCGTTTGGTGCTTCGCCGAGACCTCCGCGACCAGTATTGAGTCGCAGCAGCCGCGCCTGTGGAAGTTTATGCCCCCTGAGTGGCGCAATGCGCGCAAAAGTCAGGTGACGAACATAAGTTTCACGGTCAAAAACGGATTCAGTGAGGCCAAGTTCGTGGCCCCCAATGGCAGTATCTGCTGCTTCAAAAATTACGCACAGGATTTGAGTGTCATAGAAGGCGCCGAGCTGGACATGGCATACTGCGACGAATTGGTGGGTCTTGACCTGCTAGACACGCTGCGATTCCGACTAATTGACCGCAATGGGCGGCTCGCGGTGACGTTCACGCCGGTCCAAGGCTACAGTCCGACCGTCGCGTCCTACTTGAACGGCGCAAAAACAGTCGAGGACGCCGACGCCGAGCTGCTGCCGAAGCGCGCAGAGAAGGACGGCGAGCAAATCATCACCGGATACGAAAAGGTGCCGGTCCTGCAGATGAGCACGCGCAACCGGCCGGTGCTCTACTTTCATACGCGCGCCAATCCATGGGCCGGATGGTCTCGTATGCGCAAGGAGCTGCAGAACGAGACCCGCGAGCGGATACTTTGTCGCGCCTATGGCGTGCCGACCAA